CCGGGAACCGTCCTGATGCCGTAGTACTACACTACGACTCGGGCTCTTCCGTTCAGCTTTGGCCATCAAACGTCAGAGCGGGCGAGTACGAGGGCATCCGATAAGACCCTGGGGCCGGACCTCCGGACTCTGTACTCGCGTCTGCGTGACGCCACTCCTTCCGCGGTAACAGACGGCGGGCTTTAGCCCACCACGCCGTCCCTGGACCTTCGTCACCGAAGTCAAGCCAGCCGCAACCCAGCACTGGCAGGTCCACCGCATCCAAGAGCTTGCATCGTACAAGCAACACCAGCACGTGGCAAGACCCGTGCTTCATCCCTCACCGTCAGTTGCCTACCGCTGGAAGGCAGGCAAAGACATCCCGAGGTCACAAGGAGGACGCCAGGAGCGCGGTGCACAAGACAGCAAGCTGTCCCGAACACCCTCCTGGACGCCATCCTCCCGGACAACACGACCTTCCTCCTCCAAGGGTTTCACAGCCCACACTCTTTTCTTCCCTGGGGGACAACCAACCCCCCGGCCGCAGGCCGGCTTCCCGTTCCAAAGAGCGGGAAAAGAACCGACACGGTACCTCAGACAAGGACAAGTCTGCGGGTTGTGAGGAGTGGATCGGTGGGCCATCCGTCTAAAACGGACCCCACCACGAACCCACTCCCGGTACCGTTCCTGTACCCCCGAGGCGCGACAGTCGCGTCGGTACTCCCATAGGAGGGCACCCCGCGAGGGGGCCTCCTGCCAAGCGCGATCGCAAAGGAGTCCAAAAAAGGATCTCTCCACGACCCGCTGAGAGTGCCGGGCACGACGGCCACGGGCAAAGGGTACACGCTCCCACCCTGGCGGTGGGCGCGTCCACATCAACCTCCCTGGGTCACAGGGAAGGGGAACCTCTACCCCTACCGATTCCTGGATCCAACACTCCCGACGGAAGAGTCCAGCAAAGGACAAGTCTTCCGGGGTGACACGGATCCCGAAATAGGCAACAGAGCGTCCAGAGGCCCTCACAGCCGCCGCCCTCCTGGAGAGGAAAAGGCGAGCAGCCCGAGAGAAGGCCTCTCCACGATACCCGCGAGTGCAAGCCCGGAAACCCCCCCGGAGAGAAGAAAAACTCTCCAGGGGACGGACAAGAGAACACAAGCGGGTCACGGGCAGCAGACGGGGGGACTTGCCAAACCGGGCGAAGAAGAAGGAAGAATTAACGGAAAAAAACCGAGAATTCACCAACGTCTTCCCCCGGGATAAGCGTAACCCCAACTGCCCCACCACCGTGGACCAGCGGTTAAACTGGTCCAAAGTTGAACGGAAAACTATATCGTCCCCGTTGATCTTCACCGGCACAGAGGCCGGGAAGACCCAACGAAAGGCGATATAGTTCTGCAGACAGAGGAGGGGGAAGCTAAGAAGCGACCCCATCAACTGCCCACCAACCTGCTCGAAGGGAACAGAACAGTCTTCGTACCATAGCTTCGCCCGAAGGGAAGATATGGCGGCCTCCCACACGGAGTGGGGGACCCAAGACGAAGTCTGTCTCATAACCTCGAGACAGGCGACCGCAACCTCGGTGGGGAGGTAGTCTGTGGCGGATTCGTAATCGCCAGAGACGAAAACTTCACCGTCACACATCTGCATTCCGTCCAACTTACTTGGTGTGGCTTCACCACGAAGAAGCCAAGGACACCGCGACAGCTGGTCGTAGAGAGCCTTGTGTAAAGGCCTCAAGACCCCCTGCTGGGCAGAGGCGACCGTCACACCGCGGTCCTTACCGTCGAGAGCCACGTTCACATAACGAACATCCCTAGGGATATCGAAAGGTGAACCTCTCAAGGTACGAGCAAGGAACTCGGAGCGGTCGAGGTGAAGCGCACGCGCCCCACCCTTACCCCTACTGTTCTCC